TTAAAAATTCTCACTTATTATTTTATTAGCTCTATCAAGCATATCATCATTGACATGAGAGTAAGTTTTCATTGTCATTTCAACAGTATGCCCTAGTAGCATAGCAGCAGTTCTATAATCTAATCCATTTCCGATTAAATTAGTTGCATAAGTATGTCTTAAACTATGAACGCTAATATTATATCCGAGTTTTTTATATTTAGCATCCAACATTGCAGTAATACTAGCAGTGTTTCTGTAACTAAATATTCTATTGTCAATTCGTGTTATAGATTTTGATTTATACACATTTAGAATTTTAGATAAGCTTGGAGGAATAGGAATTACTCTATTACTGTTTTTGCTTTTAAGTGGCCCAAATCCAAATTTATTCTTATCAATTTCTTTCCACTGCTGACAAACAATAATTTTATTTTTCTTTAAGTCAATATTAGACCAAGTAAGTCCCATTATTTCTCCGATCCGGAGACCAGTCTTGAGAGCTATTAATGTTATATAATAATATTCTCCATCAAGTTTTTTTAATAAGTCTATAGATTCTTTGTTGTTTAATACAACTATATCTTTTTTTACATTACTAGCTTTTATAGTTATCTTATCTACTGGGTTAGTATCTATTATATTATATTTTTCTATAGCATCCTTGAATATTAAACTTAATTTTCCTAAGTAATCCTTTACTGTACTAGGAGCAAGTTTATTAAGTAAATCATCAACTATAACCTGAATATCCATTACTTTTATATCATTAACTTTTTTATCATTCAGATCCTTAAATTTTACCATGACAGTTTCAAAGTTTCTAATTGAGCCAGGAGCTGAATGTCTCTTAAGATGTTTAATATGATTGAAAGTAAAATCTTCAAATGTTACATCTTTAAACTCATCATTTCCGAGTTTAATACTTTTTTTTAGGTCATCAATCATATTCGCTGCCCAATCTTTAGCAGCTTGTTTACCATCCCTGTTATTTTTAAACCCTTGTTTAGATTTTTGTTTCCATTTATCACCTTCTACCTTATATTGTACTATAACTTGAAGTCCACTATCTTTTTTTCTTATGTGAGTATTGAAATACATTTTATTCCTCCTCAGTTTTTTCAGCATTAGTCAGAGAAGTTTCCCCATCATCTATAGTTATTTTCTCTACTAAGTTTAAAAGAGTTAAAATATCCATGATTTGCCCCCTAATTGTTAATTTTTATGTTATCGGTATACAAATAATCGAACTTATGTTCTTAAATAGGTTGAAAAAATGGAAACAATTAGTTTCCACGTTTTATATTTATTTTTGAATGTTATCTTTCAAAGCTTTTTCCATATCCCAACCAGCATTTTCGAGCGTTTTAAATAATAGTTGGATTTGTTCTTCTGTAAGGTGACATTTTTTATCCTTTAGTTTTATAGTAACTTTTCGACCATCGACTTCTCTAGTAATCGATGAACTATAATCATCAGTTCGCATTAATAAGAAGTCGGTACTAACATTAAGAAAGTCAGCTATTTTAGTTAATGTTTCTAAATCTGGAGTTCTATTATCGTTAACGTAGTTACTGGCAGTATTATTTGCAACACCAATAGCTTTAGCTAATTCATTTTTTTTAATCTCCTTCAGGTCTAGTAAAAAATCAATCCTTTTACCAACAGTATCCAGTGTTTTTATATCCATATTATTACCTCATCCTATTAATCTATACTTCAATTATAACCATTGTGAGAAAAAAATATTAAAAATTTCTCAAAATGAGAAAAAACTTTTTCAAAACATATTGACATATTCTCTAAATGAGAATAATATAATAATAGGTTCTCGATTCGAGAATAAAAAATATAAAGGAAGTGATAATTATGAAAGCGTTATTCTTAAGACGAGGATTTGGATTAAGTCAAGAAAACATTGCAAAAGAACTTAATATAAGTAGAGTTACTTATAGAAAAAAAGAAAATGGTGAGAAAGATTTCACTAGAACAGAGATGATAAAACTTACAGAAATATTCAAAGAGCATAACCCTAAAATCACACTAGAAGAAATTTTTTTTAACTAACTAGTTCTCAAAATGAGAATAATGAGGAGGTATATTTCTCAAAATGAATATTAGAGCTATTAGAGAAAAACGTGGCTTAAGCATTAATAAATTAAGTAAGATCAGTAGCATATCTCAAAGTTATCTAAGCGAGCTTGAAAAAGGCAGATATGAGGCAACTGAGAGTAAGATTATAAGATTAAGCTTAGCATTAGGTTGTACACCTAACGAATTGTTAGGATGGGATGAATTAGTAGAACAAATAACTAAAAATCTTAAAAGTTAACTTCTAATAGCGGGATGGGGGATTATATGGAAGATTTACAATTGCTCACTGTTAAGGATTTATCTAAAAGATGGCAATGCAGTGAAAGGGCAATAAGAGAATATGTTTCAGATGGGACTATAACACAGTGCAAGGGAGTTCCTGGAGTAAAGTTCCATCCTAAACATATAGCAGAACTTGAAGGTGTGGGATTAGATAAATTCTCACCACTAGAAAGAAGAAAGCTACTTCAAAGAATTGAGGATTTGGAAACAGTAGTGAAATTGCAAAGCGAACAACTTAGGAAAGTGGCAATGTTGGGAACTGAAAGTATGAACTTACTGCAAAAGATGATATAAGACAGAAATTATCTAAGTGGCTCGAGGAGGTATTCAATTATGGAAATCAGATTAAACACTGAATTTGGTTCTATGAGATGCAAATTAGGGAAAATGGAACCTGGTGTTGCTTTTATATATGATTCTAGAAATATGGCATTTGGGCGTATAGAATTTGAGAACCATAGGCTTATATATATAGGCGTAAATACTGAAAATCAAAAGACATATAACTTATTGAGAAAGGCTTAATTGCCTTTGATTGATGATATAGGACAAGCTCTACGGAGGGTAAATTATACAAGCAGCTCCAGTGTGAGGGTAAAAAAATTAAGGGAGTGATAAACATGAAATATTATGTATATCAACATTTATACAAAGACAATACAAGAGATGCAATGATTGTTTCAGAAGAAGAGCTTTCTAAAATAGGTTTTAGTCAAGAAGAGGTAGAGAAACGTAGTAGAAACTTTATCATTGAATACAATAAATTTACTTTAGGGGTTGCTGCTTTTAGAACTAAAGAAAAAGCACAGGAATTAATTGATTACCTTAAAAGTATGTTTAACGCAAAAATCTATTCAAGTTTCAAAGAATACAATGAACAGTTTTAAGGAGGAATGAGAAATGACTAATAAAAAAGAAACTGCCCAAGAAGTACCAGTTCAAGAGCAGTTTCGAGGTAAATGTACTAAGTATCAAGTAAGGAGTAAATAAAATTATGGATATTACAGATATATCATTAATCCTAGGTATAGGAGCCTTGATACTAGGATTAGTTAATTTATGTATCATCATTCGCAATAAGGAATAGGCACATTCGTGATACCTCTATTTGTATGAACAGATAAAGAAAGTTTAGCTGTAGAAAGTTTTTTAAAGTCAACACAATTATTTGTAAGTACGCAGAAGAAACCACCGAGTACACCGAAGCCATCAATTGTTTTAGGTAGCACTAATGAATATTCCTTTTGCTCAGAGGTGATGCGACCACAAGTCTTATTATTTTCTTCATAAACTAATTGTGGAAAAGAAAAAAATTCAAATTTCTTATTATCAATATTTAGAAACATCCTAGTTATAGAAATACTGCGCCTAGAATTGTTTTCAAATATCAATTCAAAGAATATAGGTTTATCAGTTAAATATCCACATGGAGAATATTTTTTACATGTAACTTTAAGATTTCTTTTATTTAAAACTATTAAATATATGGTATTGCAAAGTGAGAAAATGAATCCTAGGACAGCGATAGCAAAAGTAATGTTGTCTTTAGAAAATATCTTACTCATAAATTACATCCCCTTTCAACAATATTCTAACATTTATTGGGGGATAAAACAAAATAAAGGAGGAATGAGATTGGACAAAATAATACCAATGGAATTTAAAAACCAAAGAATAATTACTACTAAAACATTGGCAGAAGAATATGGAACTAATGAACAGAACATAAGTAAAAACTTTACTAGAAATCAAGAGAGATTTGTTGAAGGTAAACATTATTTCAAGTTGGAAGGTGATGAACTAAAAGAGTTCAAGGGGTATGTACTAAATGACGAAAGCCTTAAATTTGTTTCAGTTTTGTATCTATGGACAGAAAAAGGAGCAGCAAGACATGCGAAAATTCTTGATACAGATGAAGCTTGGGAAGTATATGAAGAACTAGAGGAAACCTATTTCAGAGTGAGAGAAAGCATACAAGCCTTAAATACTTCACAGTTATCACCAGAGTTACAGATGTTTAATAAATTATTCCAAGCTATGGCATGTCAAGAGCTAGAGAATAAGAAAATAAAAGAAGATATAAAGGAAACTAAAGAAGAAATTCAAGGGATAAGAGACATAATAGAGATTAACCCATCAGCAGCATGGAGAAAAGAAGTTAATAGACTACTTAATGCTATAGGTAGAAAGGTTAATAACTATAACTTACCCAAAAATGAAAGCTACAATGCTTTAAAAGATAGGGCAAAATGTAGACCTAATGTATTGGTAGAGAATCTAAAGAAAAGAGCAATTAACAATGGGATGGCACCAAGTAAAGTGTCACAACTCAATATGCTTGATGTACTAGAAAATGACTCAAGGCTTAGAGAAATTTATGTAACCATAGTTAAAGATATGGCTATAAAACATGGAGTAAGGATATAGGAGGAATTAAAACATGGATAAGAGGATCAAAACAACAGATGCAGATATTAGAATAAATACAACAACTATTGAGGTTGTAGATATTAATGGAATTAGATTTGAACATGATGAACAACTTTGCGAAATGCAAGTATTTGCAACTAATAGTGATTATACAGAAAAGGAATTGATAGACACTATAGAAGAGGACTTAGAAAACCCGGTAATAGGCTTTGAAAACTTGAAAAGAGTGGCTTTAAATTGGTATTTCAACAATGTTGAGATAGTTAAAGAAATAAATAAGGAGGAAATATAAATGAAAGCAACAGGAATAGTAAGAAAAGTAGATGACTTAGGAAGGGTAGTAATACCAGTAGAATTAAGAAGGAATTTAGGAATAGACATTAAGGATCCACTAGAAATTTATGTGGATGGTGACCAAATTATTTTAAAGAAATATGAGCCTACTTGTATCTTCTGTGGTGAAGCAAAAGGTGTAAAGAACTATAGTGGAAAGAATATATGTCCAAGCTGTATTAAGAAAATAAAGAGGTTGTAGCCATGAATAACTTAGGTTACCTAATAACTGGAGTAGTAAGTATTATTTTCACATCAATAATATGTATTGCAAGTTTAGTTCAATATGGAAAAGAGAATAGCGTTGGAAGAAAAGTTTATGGTGGAGTATTCTTATCCGGATTTGTAACATTAATCTTTGTAACCAATGCATTTTATGAATTGGTGGTGTAGTTATGGTTATGAGAAAGCAAAGTAAAGAAGAGGTCGTTCAAACAATACTAGAGCTCCAACGAAAGAGAAAAAGAGAATACTTAGTAAGTGATGCAGACATTCATGCCATGGAAAATTCTCGAAAGATACGAAAGAGGACTAAAAATTACAAGTGGGGAGGTACTAGAAAGTGTCAACATTGCTAGATTTAAATGAAAAGCTTGATGAAGTCAAAAGACTTTGTGAAGAGGGGAAAAGCATAAGTGAAGCTATAGAAATAGTAAAAGGTTATCACCCTTGCGACCAAACAGAGGGCAATAACCATAAGAAAAATAACTTTGAAACCATTATAGCACCTGGAGAAGGTATAGACAATGGAGAAATTTTCAACGAAAACACAGGGGACACTATTAGAGATTTGTAGGAGGAGAAGAATATGAAGTTTAATTGGGATGAATTTAGAAATGGAAAAGTTGCAGTAAATTGTGATACTGAGGAAAAGGCTAGGGAGTTTATAAAAGAGTGCCATGAGAGAGGTATGAAGTGGTTCTTCTCAACAGTTAATGAAACTGAGTGGAGTAAATACAAAGAGAGTACGTGTTATTCATATAGTCTAAATAGTGAAGACTTAAAGTTCGGACATAAATCAAAATTTGAAGCAGTAGATTACAAAATAATCAAATGGGAGAGTGAGAACATGAAATTTAAAGTTGGGGATAAAGTTGTGAAGTCAGATGGTTCAAAATGGATAAATGCTGATAAATACAAAACCATTTTATCGAGTGGTATATATAATGACCGAGCTAAGTATAGGCTAAGTAATAGTGATGTGTTTTGGTTTGATGGTGAATTAGAACTTTACAAAGAATCTCAAACAGAATTTACTTTCCAAGAGGTTGTTGCAAGAAATATTCCAGGTGTTTATGAAAATTGTAATGATGATGGGGCAAGGGTTAAAAGTGTTGAAATTAATGAGCATGGTAGTTTCACCATTAATGCTGACTTTTCTGGACTTATTGAACTTGATTTGGGGTTAGGCATTAATGAAAACCTTAAATTTAAACTTCAAGAATCTAAAAAGATAGCAACTATCTACAGAGTAGAACATAAGAAAGATGGTAAGAAATATGATTTTATCAGCTCTCAAAGGTTGCAAAAAGAAATGTTTGTAGTTTGTGATACGAGTCAAGGTAAGTCTTATGGAAGAATAGTGGATATAGAGACCAGAGAACTCACTGAGGAAGAAATTAAACAATATAAAGAATGTTGGAGGGCCTAATATATGAAAATATCTAGATTAAGTATTAAAAATTTTTTAGGGATTAATGAAACAGAAATTGACTTAAAGAAAATTAACTATGTTAGAGGACCTAAAGGAAGTGGTAAAACTTCTATCCTGGAGGCTATAGAGAAGTTATTCACTAATAAAAATAGAAGAACTGAACTAGTTAAGCATGGTGAAACCGAATCTTGTCTTTATGTTAAAACAGATGATGGACTTGAAATTGATAGAAAGCTTAGAACTGATAAAGCTGATTACTTAAAGGTTAGAAAGAATGAAGCAGCGGCACCAAGTACAGAAACATTTTTAAGGAGTATGATACAAGGTCAAATATTTAGGCCTTTGGATTGGATTAACTTAAGTGTAGTAGAGCAGACAAAAAGTATCCTATCAATGCTAGAAATAGGATGGACTATGAAACAAATACAAGGATGGTTTAGTGAGATACCTTCTGGAGTAGATTATGGAATGCATATCTTACAGATACTTAAGTCTATTGAAACTAAGTATTTCAAAGAACGTGAAGCAATTAATAGAGAGATTAAAGAGCTAGAGATACAGGTTAAAGGGATGATGGACGAGTTACCTGCAGGTTATGACGGTGATGTTTGGAGAGAAAAGAAACTTCAGGACTATTATTCTAAAGTAACTGAGGCTCAAAAGATTAATCACTGGATAGACGAAGCAAAGACGTTAAAAGAAAATTATGAGAGTAAAGTTAATTCAATAAAGGCAACTGCAGAAGGTGAGAAATCCAAAATCAAGCTTAAATATAGTGAACAATTGCAAGACATAAAGGACATTATTAACCTTTCTAAAGGCAGAATTGAGAAAGCAAAAGAATTTATTGCTAGTGCTAATGAAAGGGTAGATATTGAATTATCTAAACTAGATAACGAATTAGAGTCAGAGTATCAAGCGCTACTTCAAAAGTATGCTGAAAAGAAGGATTTGAAGAAAAAAGAAATTGCAGCACATGTAGATGAACAAAAGGATCTAATAAATATTAATGAAACTAAAATAGCAACTAAAGAACAGGAGTTACTTGGATTAAATGAGTTAGAGGATCATGAGTATAGTTCAATAGATGAAAAAGTAATAAATTCACTTGAAGCTGAAAGAATCAAGATAGGCAAGGCGGCAGAGTACCTTGAAAATAATAATCCAGTAGATATTGCACCTCTACAAGCACAAGCTGAGGAAGTTGAGAGAATGCAGAGCTACATTAGAGAGTATGACAGAATGTGTGATATTAGGGATGGAAGACTTGCAGCTAAAAGAGAGTATTCAGCTACATTAACAGAAAAGATTGAGAAGGCTAGAGAATTACCAGGAGAACTTTTAAAGGTTGCTAGGATGCCAATACAAGGAATATCTGTAGATAGTAATGGCTTAATTAGAATTAATGGAACTCTTATAACTGATTTATCAGATGGTGAAAAGTTAGCTTTATCATTAACTATAGCAAAGGCACAATGTGGGGAACTTAAGCTTATATGCCTAGATAGATTTGAAAGCTTAAATCCAAGTGCAAGAAAAGAATTAATAGAACAAATGGTAGAAGATGATTATCAATACATTATGACTTCTACTGAATCAGATGATTTTGAAATAGTCCAATTTGATTGTGAAGAAGATGTAAATAAATATTTTGAGGGAGGACAAGTAAATGAGTAATGAGGTAGCTAATATTTTCAATGGTGGAAGTGCACCAGCAGTTCAACAAAAGAGTACTACAACCGAAATGGTAACAACTAGACAAGCACAAGAGGTTCAAGCTGCTATGGTGATAGCTAAGAAATTTCCAAGAGATGAAATAGAAGCATATAGCAGAATCATGAGAGCATGTCAAAGAAAGAGTCTAGCAGAGCAATCTATGTATGAATACCCTAGAGGAGGTCAAAAGGTTACCGGACCATCCATAAGACTTGCAGAGGCACTAGCTCAAAACTGGGGCAATTTAGATTATGGAATAGTTGAATTAGAGCAAAAGGATGGGGAAAGTCAAGTAATGGCTTATGCATGGGATTTAGAAACCAATACAAGACAGACTAAGATTTTCAGTGTACCTCATGTAAGAGGAACTAAAAAAGGCAATAAAGCTTTAACTGATCCAAGAGATATATATGAAATGGTTGCTAATCAAGGTGCTAGAAGATTAAGAGCTTGTATCCTTGGAGTTATACCAGGTGATGTAATTGATAGTGCCATAGAACAATGTGAAATCACATTAAAAAGTAATAATGGTGAGCCACTTATAGATAGAGTTAGAAAGATGGTCAAAGTATTTGAAGATAAATTCAGTGTAAGTAAGGAAATGATAGAAGAATATCTAGGATGCTCTAGTGAAGCATTTAGTGAAAATGATTTTGTAAGATTAAGAAAAGTCTATGGTAGTTTAAGAGATGGAATGGCGAAGAGAGAAGATTACTTTAATATAAAAACTGCTGAAAAATCTGTATTTGAATCCTCTGTGAAAGAAACTGAAAAGCCAGAAGAAAATAAACAACAAGATATAGACGAAGGGTCACAGTTAGATGGAGGTACTGAATAATGTTAGAGCTTAACCATGATAATTATTTTAGCTTAGAGGCTGATAGAGAATATTTTTCTGTATCTCAGTTTAAAGCTTTTAGAGAATGTGAAGCCAAGACAATGGCTAAGTTAAATGGAACTTGGGTTGATGGTGATAATGATGCTTTTACATTAGGTTCATATGTACACCTATGGTCCGAAGGTGGAAATCTTGGCGAGTTCAGAGCAGCACATCCGGAAATGTTTAAAAAAGATGGAACCTTACTTAAGAAATTCGAGGTTGCTGACAAGATGATACAGACTCTTGCTGAGGATCCATTAATAGAAAAAGTAAGAGAAGGACAAAAAGAAGTAATAATGACAGGTGATTTATTCGGTACACCATGGAAGATAATGATTGATATTTATAATCCATCCAAGGGAGTATTCGTAGACTTAAAAACTACTAGAGAAATAAGTAAAAAATATTGGAATGAAGAATTAAGAGTGAAGCAAAACTTTGTAGAGTTCTATGATTACCTTTTACAAATGTCAGTATATGCAGAAGTTGAAAGGTTGAACAGAGGTAGTGATGATTATTTACAACCACATATAATAGCAGTTTCAAAAGAAGAAATTCCAGATAAAGCAGTAATTTTAGTTGGGACAGAATTTATTAAGGACAAGCTATTAGAAATAGAAACATTATTACCAAGACTTATCAAGGTAAAGACAGGACAAGAAGAACCAACCAGGTGTGAACATTGTGATTACTGTAGAAGTACTAAGAAAATAGAAAGAATACTTCATTATACAGAGTTATAGGGGGTAGTTATGAGTAAGGATGTAGAGGTTAAAGAGAGTATTGATAAGTGGTATGAGGCTTATGAAATACTAGAAGAATGGTCAAAGCAGCGTTGTAATCCAAGTGCAAACTGTAACGAATGTGGTTTTAATGAGTTTTGTCCTAAAGCTAAGAATTTAATTGACAAGTAGGTGATAAGTAAGTGGAATCACAAGGGTGGATTAAGGACCATAGGAAGGAATTATATAGTGATGTTTGGCTTATGCCACCCTTATATTACAAGGTGTGGCAGTACCTTAAATATAAAGCTAATCATCAAAATAATATCATACCTATGTCTGATGGAACTAAAGAAGAAATAGAAAGAGGACAACATTTGACTAGTTACAGAGCTATAGCAAGAGGGGTTTCTTACTACGAAGGTGCAAAATATAAGGAACCAAATCCGAAGACAATAAAGAAAATTATAGAGTGGCTAGAGAAGAATAATATGATTACTGTAAATAACGGTAGGGGTAACAGACAATATACCAAGATAACTATAGTAAATTACAGTATTTATCAAGGAGAAGAAGAGGAAGAGGTAACAGTGAAAGCACAGCAAAGTAACAGTAAAGTAACACCTAGTACACACCAAAGTAACAGTAAAGTAACAGTAGGGAAACAGTCCGTGGATATAAACAAGAATGATAAAGAATTATATAAGAATGATAAGAATGAGGAAGAAGGAAAAGAAGGAGAAGAAAACCCTCCTTCACTCCCACCTCTATCCTTTCCTACTCCATATCATGAAACTATATTTAACCAGTGGCAAGAGAATACCTATAGGACCTGGTTCATGAATAGTGAGATAGAGGATAGGGAAAATGAAATAGCTATGTTAGTTCAAACAGAGTTCGTTAAAAATATCATTAATGAGAAATTTAAGAAGTACCTGGATATATTACTAGGGAAAAAGGTAGTAGTTAGATTAAAGGAGTAGGTAATTTGAAAGTAATGGAGTAATTCTAGATAAAATGTGTGGCCACACCTCCTGACGAGGAGGAGAAATTATGGAAAATAAGATAAAAACAGAGCTTTACAATGACAATTTTCAAAATTTCAAAAGATATGGAATACCAAAAGCACAGTTAGTAATAGCGGATATACCTTACAATGTCGGTACTAATTTTTATGGCAGCAATCCAGTTTGGTATAAAGGTGGAGATAACAAAAATGGTGAAAGTAAATTAGCTGGGAAAGCAGCTTTTAACTCAGACTTTAATTTTAACATTGCTGAATACTTTCACTTCTGCAATAGATTACTAAAGAAAGAACCTAAGAAAAGTAAAGGCAGAGGAAGAAGCGCAGATGCTCCATGCATGATTGTATTTTGTTCATGGGAACAACAACATACAGTTTTAAAATATGCTGAGAAGTATGGATTTAAAAACTATATACCATTAGTATTCATCAAAAATTATAGTCCTCAGGTGCTTAAAGCAAATATGAGAGTAGTTGGAGCAACAGAATATGCAATAGTTCTTTACAGAGACAAGTTACCTAAGTTTAGAAATGGCCTAAAGATTGATGAAAATGGTAAAAACATTAGAGGAACAGGACATATGATATTTAATTGGTTTGAGTGGTCAAGAGATAATTCAAAAGTATATCCTAAGATACATCCAGCACAGAAACCGGTTGGACTTTTAAAACAATTAATAGAGGTATTTACGGATCCTGGAGATGTTGTTATTGATCCGTGTTGCGGAAGTGCAACTAGTCTAAGAGCATCAATGGAGACTGGCAGAAACAGTTACGGTTTTGAAATATCAAGAGATTTTTATAAAAGAGCTAAAGAAGAGATGCTTGCAAATGTGAATGTTCAGGAAAGTTTAATTTAGTTCATAATTCAATTAAATCAAGGAGGTAGTTAAAAATGAATATAATTTTAGGCTTAGGAATAGGTGTTATAGGGGTTTTAGTTCTAATGGGACATATTACCCTAGAAAAGAAATTGAATAGCTTAAACAAGAAGATGGACAAGCAAAAAGACTATTGGAAAAGCTTAGAGTACTCTATAGAGATTAAAAGCAATAGAACTTCTAAGGAAATCCAAGAGGGAAACAATTTTCTGATTGATAGCATTGGTACATTAGCTGAGAATATAAAAGTAGTTGACATAGGTGTAAATAAAATTAGAGAAAGAGATTTTACACTAGGTCAAAATATCGGTGAATTAACAAACAATACTAAAGTACTTAAAGATGCAATAGTAGAATGTATGTTATGTCTTGAAAAACAACTTGATGCAAGTAAAGAAGAACTTAAAAATAATCTAGAGCAAAATAAAGAAGATATAAATAGTAATACCAATAAACAGGTTACAAGGATTATTTATACAGTCCCAATGGTAAAGGTGATAGATTAGGAGGATATATGGACATTAAAGAGTTACTTACAATGCAGAAATCCTTTGATAGATATTTAGCTGCTAAACAAATAGGTCAATCTGATAATGAAAAGTTAGATGAATGGAATAGATCTGTATTAGATAAAAAGTTATTAGCTTTAAGTGTGGAAGTTGGAGAATTAGCTAATGCCACCAGGTGTTTTAAGTACTGGAGCACTAAAGAGGATGAAGGAACAGAGAGAATTAAAGATGAATTTGCAGATGTGCTTCATTTTCTCTTATCTGTTGCAAATAGTCTTCAATTCACCTCAGATGATATAGAACATGCTTATATCCGAAAACACTCTGAGAATTATCGTAGACAGGCAGAAGGATATTAGCAGAAAGGGGGAATAACATGGTTACTAACGAGGAAATAAAAAACATGAATGATGAAGAGTTCTATCAAACTGCAAGAGCAGAGCTTACAGGATTACCAAGAGCACAAAGAAGAGCTAAGGAAAGAGAGTTAAAAGAAAACATTAGACTTATGAAATCTTTTAATCCAGCTCAATTAAGGCTTATAGATGCAGTAACTTCTGAAAGAAGTAAGTTGGAATGTGAACAGCAGATATCAAGGTATATTACTATTATGGATACATGTATAACAGCTTACATGTACCTTAAGAATGAGGACATAACCGAAGATGAAGTATTAAAAGAATTAAAAATTATAGATGATTTAGTAGATGAATACAGAGATGTATTAAATAATATTTACAAAGAAAATAGGGGGAATGATGAAATGGCAACAAAACAAATAGAAAAGATAACTAAAGAGGTTAGAGAAAAGTGTGAAGAGTTAGTCCAAAATGGCATGAACCAAAGTAAAGCATTGGTTATATTAGGAACTCAATTTCCTACACTAAGTAAAGCTATGTTAGTAAATGCCTATAAGAAGGTTAAAAAGGAAATGAAAGAGGAAGAAAAACAGATAATTGCAGCAGCAGAGCATATATTTCCAGAGATTAAAGAAGAACCAAAGGAGCCAGTAGTTGCAGAAAATGCAACAACTGAAATTAAAGAGGAATCCAAGGTAGAAGTGAAGCAAGAAAGTAAAAAAGAGGAGGAGTCAAAGATGGAAAGTAAATTAAAGGTTGTTAGTAAGGAGATCATAGTTGAAGGTGAGTTTGGAAAGTACAGTATAGACCAAGTGGGAGTAACTGTAGGAGAACTACAATTTACGAGCCTAGCAGATGTAGAAGAATATAAAGCAGATGAACTTGCAGCATTTGAAAAGAGAATAGCTGAGATTAAACAAGTTGTGGTAGGTGAGTTTTAGTGAATAAGGTTGTTTTAATAGGTCGCATGACTAAGGATCCAGAGCTAAAGTTTACACCAGGCACAGGAACTGCAGTATGTACATTTACGATGGCAGTAAACAGAAGATTTAAGAAAGAAGGACAACCGGATGCCGACTTTATACCAATAGTAGTATGGGGGAAACAAGCTGAGAGTACTGCAAACTACATGAGTAAAGGTAAGCTTTTAAGCGTAGCTGGTAGGATTGAAACTAGGTCATATGAGGCCAAAGATGGTGGAAGAAGATACGTTACTGAGGTTGTAGCTGATGAAGTAAGTTTCTTAGAATATGGTAATAAGAATGGTCAAGTAACTCAGCAGAATAATGGTAGCATTCCAACAAATTACTTTGGTGGAGGAGATTATACTCCAGTAGATGATGGAGAGGACATGCCTTTTAATTAAGGAGTTAGATATTCTCCATAATCAAAAATATCAAAATTACAAAGGAGTGATGTTCATGGGATATGCACATGGTAAGAAGTGGTCACATGATGATATAAAAAATGAAATATACAAGGTGATGAAGTGTCTTAACATTGATAGAATGCCTAGTAGTGTTGAATGTAATAGGGTTACAGGTAATACGAGATTAAGTAATGTAATTAATCGTAGAGGAGGATTTAATTGGCTAGCTAACCATTTGGGACTAAAACAAAGTAAATGTGAAACTAGATTAGGCAGAAATACAGAAGTTAAAATTAAAGAAATACTTAAAGAAAAAGGATATGAAGTAAAACAAATGGGAATTAAACATCCTTACGACTTACTTGTAAATGGGAATATAAAAATTGATGTTAAGGCTTCACATAAATATCAAAGCAAGGAAGGATGGAGCAGTTATTCATTCAACCTAGAAAAAGAAAATCCCACATGTGATATTTATATAGCTGTATGCATCAATGAAAAAAATGATTTTGAAAGAATATTAGTTATTCCAAGTAAGTTTTTAAATCAAACACAATTGTGCATAACTGGTTCTAAAAGTAAATATGACATTTACAAGGACCGTTGGGATTATATAGAGCAATACAATGAATTCTATTTAAATATTATTTAAGGAGGATATATATGGATAAAATGATTAATTTAGAAACCTTTGCTAACGGAGCACTAGCAGAAAGAATGAACCAAGGTTTAAAGGAGGTGTTAGAAAATATTGCTGATAAGAATACAGATAGTAAACCTAAGAGAAAATTAACTTTAGACATGACATTTAGCACAGATGAAGAAAGAGAGCTTACAGAAGTAACAATAACTGCAAAGGCAAAACTTGCGCCTAGAAGTGCAATAGCAACTAAGATAATTATTGATAAGGATCTTAACGGAGAAGTCTTAGGAACTGAGTTCAAGAAACAAGTTAAGGGACAAACTTACATGAAGGTTGACAATGAAACTGGAGAAGTATTTATGGGTGGAACAGATGAAATACCAAAAGAAGTAATAAATGAAAATAATGAAAATGAATTAGCAGGCTTACAAATAGTAAAATAAATAAATTTTAGGAGGAATAAAAGATGATAAGTGAAGGATTAAAAGGAGCAATTGAATTACTAATTGAGGAAGGAGAAAACAAATATATCAAAGAGGATATCAATGGGGCAATTTACACTAATAAGGATTTGAGAAGAATTATACAACCTATGGCAAGTCCAATAGAAACAACTACTTTAACGTCAATAGTGGATTATATTATGGATAATGTAGATGATGTAAATTCTAGTAACATAATAGTTCATGTTGAAAGCTTTAATAGGGTAAGTCTTAGAAAAGAACTTAACGGTGACAAGAAAAGAGAGTGTGTAATGGTAGCCGAGGCATTAACACCAGATATTATTACAGATAGATTTATAGATCCAGAAAGATTTAATATTATGCTTCAATCATCTTTTATAGAGTCAGAGGATAGAAACAAGTTATTAAAAGTAAGTGGAAATATCAAAGAAGAGAATGTTAAGAGTGTAGGTGATGATGGAGTAAGCCAAAGTGCAGCTATTAAAGTTGGAGTAGCAAGTGTAGCAGAAGTAGTAATTCCTAACCCAGTTATATTAGCACCATTCAGAACATTTCCAGAGGTAATTCAACCAGAGAGTAAGTTTATATTCAGAATGCAAACAGGTCCACAATGTGCGCTTTATGAAGCAGATGGAGGAGCATGGAGAAACGTTGCAATGGAAAGCATAAAAGAATATTTAAAGGCTAGATTAGAAGGTTTAGACAATGTAAAGATAATATCTTAGTCTAGGAATAAGGTCATATGGGAGTACTGCTGCAAAGTTGTATTCTCATATGACAATCATATAATAATTAGTTAGGGGATATGGCATGAAGAAACTTAGCAACATAGGTGGAGGAGAATTTGAATTTGACCCTTTCGGATTAGATAAGAAAATTAACAAAAGAGAAAAATACTTTGAAAAGTCCCTAGAAGATTTAGAAAGCTTAATGGATAAGTTGGGAACTGAGTATGTAAAACAGGGTTTAGGAATCAAAGAAAATTTTGAGAAGGATGTTATTAAAAAGATGATGCTTAAGAGAATGTAGAGAGCAATTTGGAGGGATATACATGGAAACCAGTAATACAATGAAAGCTTTAGAAATGTATAAGAACGACCTTATTAAAATAAAAAATAAAGCTGAGTCTAAGTTACAAAAAGAATTAGATAAGCATAACAAGCAAATAGATAAAATTCTAGATGATTACAAGTCTATAAATGATATTAATGAAGCTTATGGATATGGAATTATTTCAGAGAAAAAAAGAGCCAAGTTTATAGAAATATTTGAGAATGCTGATAATGCGAGAAATTATCAAAGTGCTACAGGTTTATATGTAAGAATGCTAAATAGAAATATAAAAGGTATTGAAATAGACTTACAGATGACTGAGCTAGAGGATAAGGAATAATTTGTAGGTATTGTGAAGAAAGGAAGGTAAATAAATGGATAAATGGACATATACAATAAGTAAAAATAGTGATATATGGGGAGGTGGAGTATTCGACTCAAAAGAGGAAGCAATTAAAGAGGCTAATTCTGAGGCTATAGAGTACAATGAAGAAACTTTTAGAATAGGAATTGTAGAAGAAGTTTTTAACTATGGAATAGATGTAGACCAAGTTATAGAGCATATACAAGATACTATGTACGATGAAGTAGGAGAAGTTGCAGAGGATTATTTAGACTATATACCATCAGATTATTTAATTGAGTTAGAGAAACAATTGAATGAAGTATTTTATAATTGGCAAGAGAAATATAATTATAAACCAACATTCTACAAAGTAATTAGTGAAGAAGTGGTTAAGGTAAAAAGGTAATTCACAATTCAACGAAAGGAGAACGATTATGACTTTAATAGAGTTTTTAGAGAAATATATATTTGTAAGTAATGAAGAGGAGGAAGAGGATGAAGGTGATTAAGTGATTTTAGGAGATAGAGTATTAGTACAATCAATTCTTAGTAAGAATGCTAAGTACTTTAGTTTAGAGATGTACAACCACTTTAATGATGAAAATAAAGATAGAGATGGCTTTATAAAATTTAATAATCTATACTCATACGAAGAACATGAGAAAATGATAGATTATGGAGAAATAATAACCAAGAGTATATATGAAAAGAAAGACGTTAATTGGGTTGAAGGAATTGTTGTTGGTAGAAGAACTATTGCAACTAAGAGAAAGTTTGAATATTTTACTGAAACACATATAGAAGGATGTTCTTATGATGAACATATTGAAACAACACCTATACTAGAGAATATATATCTAATTGCTATCAGTATGAAGCAAATAGTTAAAGTTAGAGAAGAATATGTGGAGGTTATTAAATGATTTTAGCAATAGATCCAGGGAATATTGAAAGTGGATATGTATATTTGAATGATGATTTATCTGTAGTGGATAAAGGGAAAATTGATAATAGGGATTTACTAGACTGTATTCAAAATAAAGATTTCGATGTGAATAGTGATATTGCCATAGAAATGGTAGCTTGCTATGGAATGGCAGTTGGTGCATCTGTGTTTGATACTTGCATATGGATAGGAAGATTTATGCAAGCATTAGAGTGGCATTACAACAAAGAGTTTAAGTTGATTTATCGTAAAGATGAAAAGATGAATTTATGTGGCAGCATGAAAGCTAAAGATAGTAATATAGTCCAGGCACTAATAGATAGGTTTGCACCTAATACAAGTAACAAGGGTAAAGGTACTAAGAAAGAACCAGGTTGGTTTTATGGATTTAAGTCTGATATTTGGGCAGCTTATGCAGTTGGGGTTACGTATTACGACTTATATTTATCAAAAGAAGGTGAGTAAGTGGGAAAATTAAAACATGGATGCAGGTATACAAGACTATATAGAATATGGACTCAAATTAAAACCAGATGTAATAACACTAACTATGAACATTTTAATAGGTATGGAGGACGTGGAATAAAAATATGTAATGAATGGGCGAATGATTTTTTGAGATTCAAAGAATGGTCAATAACTCATGGGTATAATGATAATTTAGAAATTGACAGAATAGATAATGATGGTAATTATGAACCTTCAAATTGTAGATGGCAAACAAGAACTAAGCAAGTGAGAAATAGGAGCAATACTATTTATTTAGAACATAAAGGAGTTAAAAAGACATTAAAAGAATGGTGTGAGATATATGGAATAAAATATAAGCTTGCACATCAGAGGTATAAAAAACATTGGGAATTTGAAAGGATATTTAATGTTAAATTATACAATAAAAAGTGTGACTTATTATGATATGTATTTGAAGGAGCGAAGTAATGAATAAATTTAGTATAAATTTAAGTTATAAAAATTGTTGCATTTTGAAACATGCATTAAGAGATAAGATAAAAGATAAGGAATCCTGGATAGAAGCAAACTCAGATGGTGTTGAAATTTGGGAAACTGAAAGGAAAGAACTTGAAGAAGAAAAAAGAGCTTTAGCAGCAATGACGGAAGAAATAGACCAGGCTAAGGCAAGAGAATGTCATATGCGTTAGGGGGAGAAGATGGTTAAAATTATATGTGGTAACTGTAATAGTGATGATGTTCAAATAATTAAAGATAGAGGAGATATGACGCAGTTTAAATGTGTTAAATGTGGCAATTGCTTTACATCTGATAAAGATAGTTTTGATTATGAGGAGGTAGAAGATGAATAGACACAGGATAGATAAAGTACCTAAATGTGGGGCTATGGATAGTAAGTATTTTGGCAGACCTAATGCCTTTGAAGAAGATGTAAAAAAGCACAGAGAAGAATACAAGCAAAGATGTGATAATGCTAATAGAATGCTAGATAATTTTATAAATCAAACTACTAACCAAAGTGAAAATTATTATATTATCGTGCAAGAGTGTATGAAATTGAAAGAAAAATATAGGTTGTAAGGTGGAGGGATAAGAATGGACTACATTAAAGAATCAGTTGAATGGCTAAAGAATTATAATAGACTTAAGAGCTCCATTGAAACTATGACATTAGAATTAAATGATTTGAATATAGAATTAAATCAGATGGGGTACAAGCCTATTGATTATAGTGGCATGCCACATGGTAATTATAAAATCCCAGATGATGAAGTTTGTAATAGGATAGTTAAGAGAGATAAAAAGGCTAAGGCTATTCAAGAAACTAAGGAAAGAGTAGAGAAGTTAGATTTAATATTATCTAAGCTAGATGCAGAAGAAAGAGCAATATTAAAGGCTAAATTTATAGATGGTCTATCCTATGAAGATATGTCAAAACAACTAAATCTAAGTTTTGCTACCATAACAAGAAAAAAGAGTGAAGGATTAAGGAATTTATCATTACAACTTTGGGGAATAATTCCTATAATTTGAAAAGAAGGTAAACAACCTCTTGGGGTAGAATATACTTTGAGAGGTTGTTTATAAGGGGGATATAAAATGAATAACACATTATCTTTTATTAAATTCGGTAAGAAAGAACATTTGGAAAGTATGCAAAAAGGAAAGTTACATTTATTCAGTTTGGAACACTATAAGAAACTTGAGGACAAAGAAAATAATTCATATATAGGTGATAAAAATGAAGGAACATGGCTGATGAATGATTGCAAAGTGATTTTGAATTCTCTAAATGGTGATGAAATAATATTTAGCATTCCGAAATGTACAAGCAAAATAGAATTTAAAGAGATAGACAAATCACCTATTTTATGTATGGCATCTCTTACATTGGATGATCTTGAAGCAATACCAGATAAACCTAATAATTTTAAAGTTAAATTTAATGAGAGAATTGAAAATGAATTTTCGCGTGAAGAATGGGAATACGCATTAATTATTGACACTGCAAAATTTCTCGGACGCATTGTGGAGTACACAGAAAAAAACAATGTATATTTTAAAGCTGATTATGTACAATATGATGATTTTAAAGTAAATTATCAATCAAGGTTTATAGATTTTGAAAAGGATTATAAAAATATAGCTTTCTATAAAGATTTAAAATATAAAAACCAACGTGAATATAGGGTATCATTTAATAGTTTACAAATAGATGAAGATGAAGCATTGGTGATTGATATTGGCGATATGTCAGACTTTACGTGTATAATGAAAAGAGAGAAACTTTTTAATGATATGTGTATAGGTATAACACCAAAGAAAGTAGAGAACATAAAATAATGAGCAAAAGTTGAGCAACAATATTTAGTATAAAGTGATATTATATTATTAAGAAATAAACCGTTAGGGAGTAATCCTTAACGGTTTTATTAATTAATCCCTCTTATTAATATATAGCGTGGAGTCGTTCATTGGGTGTTACGACAAGTACCATGATGGCGTGGGCAAGATGGTACAATGTGGCTAGTTTTAGCCAGTATATCAAGAAAGCATTTAGATGGTGTGTCCTTTTAAGACTCTAGCCACTAAGTGCTTTTTTATTTTATTATTAAATCAAGTGAGGTGAGTATGTATGGTTAATAAATATAAGTTTAAAATATTCATAAACCCTGGAGTTACTAGAGAACAGGATTGTTGTTGTTCAGCATATGACCCAGGTTGTGAGAGAGGTTATAATGGCGAGTGTATATTAATCAAATATACTTACAATCCATTTAATGATACTGATATTGAAGAGTGTAGAAGGAATGAAACTAGAACCTACGAGAAAAGGCATGGGAGATTTAAGAGTAAAAGATTTTAAGATAAAGGATTTTCACTTCTTTTGTAGAAATGTAAAATAAAGGAGGTGAGGGGATGACGACATATAATGAAATTATTAATCTTGTAAGTAGGATAAAGGTATTAGAAAAAGAAAAAATGGACTTAGAAGAATACATTGCTAAGGTAGTAGATGAAAAAATAAAAGAGAATAACAAAAAGAAAGAAAAAAAAGAAAAAGATATTGAATAATTTTAGAACTCTAGAAATAGGGTTCTTTTTTATTTTACATAAAAGGAGAATAAGCATGGCACAACGTAGAATGAGAGAGTGTAAGCATAGAGGATGTATAAAGCTAACCCGTAGTGAACATGGCTATTGTGAAGAGCATGAGAGAGAGTACCTGGATAAAGTTAATGAAGCAAAGAAGAAGTGGAAGATTGAGAATAACTATAAAAGACCTAGGAACTCAAAGGTTGAAAAGTTCTATTCAAGTAAGCAATGGCAGCAATTGAGGGAATATATAAAGGCTAGAGATAATTACTTGTGCCAGGACTGCTTGAAGGAAGGTAGGATAACGATAGCTAACCAAGTCCATCACATTGAACCTATCCTAAAAGCTTGGGACAAAAGGTTTGATGAAGATAACTTAATTAGTCTATGTCATGAACACCACATGATTAGGCATAAGCCTAGATGTAATTATGAGTATGATAGTATTGGAAGTTCAATACAATTTAAAGACCTTAGTATATCAAGAGATTTAGATATTATGGCAAATGGCGGAGATGATTACTGGAAGAAGTAATATATACATTAACACAATACCTATAAGTTAAGAAATGGAGAGGTAATAAGCGTAATGAATAAGGAACAAGTATTAAAGATATTACAACTAACTGATAAGCAACTAGATTGGTTGGAGGATGATTACTTAAGAATACATAAAGAATATATACAGATAGTGACAAAGAGTAATAAGTATGAGGAATGGTATATTAAAGCATTAATAGAGTGGAAGAGTAAGAGGGAGAAGTATATCCCCCCTACTTACTAGAAAAAGAGGAGATCCCTACAGTACCGTTGTTGAAAGGTTTCTTCGCATAAAGTTCCTTAAATGAATGAAAAAAGGGGGTGTCTCAGAATGGCAAGACCTAGTAAGACTTATATACAACTTGTTGAAGAAGGAAATTCGCATATGACTAAAGAGGAGCTAGAGTACAGAAAGAGCCAAGAAGAGGCACTTCTAACAAAAGTTCCTTTAACAGAATTTCAAGAAACAAAAGAAAATCCAAAGGCACATGAAGAATTCTTAAGAATTAGGAATTTATTAAGAAAAATAGAGAAAAACGACGATTTATTTGCTGGTCCAGTTAATAGATATGCAATGCTAAATGCAGAGTGTCTTGACTTCTTAGAAAAGAGAGAAACATTTTATAAATCAATCGAGGAATTGGAAAATGAATATAAAACACAAGATACAAAAGAGCCTACAATTCCAACTTTAGATTATTTGAAAATGAGAACTTCACTCCAAGGGCAAATAATAGCACTGGACAAGCAGATTCAAAACAAAAGAAAAATGATGTTGGATATTGAAAAGGAAAATCTTATGACAGTTGCTTCAGCGTTAAGGAGTATACCTAAGAAACCTACAGAAGGCAAAGAAGAGGACAGTGAAGAGGAAAAACTCTTTGGTGGTAATCTGTGATTTCTGATAAAACAAGAAAAGAAATTTTAAAGACCATTACTCCTGAGAGTCTAAAGGTAGAGCTATTACAGTATTGTAATGATATACTTACAGGCAAAATCATTGCATGCAAAAAGCATAAACAAGCTTGTAAAAGATTTTTAAATGACTTAGAAAAATCTAATAATGAGGACTATCCATTTTATTTCGATATAGATGAATTATACAGATTCTATATGTGGTGTAAAATGTTTAAACATAGAGTTGGAATACTAGCTAAAAAACCAATAGAGCTAGTAGCTATCCAACTCTTTATTTGTGGAAATATATTTTGTTGGAAGTATAAAGGTAGTGGCTATAGAAGATTTAGAAAGGTTTATATTCAATTAGCGAGGAAAAATGCTAAGTCACAATTACTTGCTTGCATAGCAACATACGAATGTTTCTTAAGTGAGGAGCAAGCCGAAGTATATATAACTGGTTGGGATAGAAAAGGTTCAAATGTAGTATATAGAGAAATCCTTTTCCAAATAGATACAAATACTCCTAAATTGCTTAAAGGTAAATATTCTACAAGTTATGGAAAGATAACACACAAGAAGAGTGGTTCATTTATAGAGCCATTAAGTAAAGAAGCTAAGAATAGTGATAGTGCTAACAACCCAAGTTTAGCAATCGTAGATGAATATCATCAACACATAACCAGTGAAATATATGATTCTTTACTTGGTGGTATGGTTGCTAGAACTCAACCTTTGATAGTTATCATAACTACTGCCGGATTTGATTTAAGCAGACCTTGTTGCAAAGAATACCAGTATGTAAGTAAAATACTTGACCCAGATATGAATGTAGATAATGATGAATACTTTGTTTTGATATGTGAACTGGATCCAGAGGATGATATTAATGATGAAAGTGTATGGATAAAAGCTAATCCAATAGTAGCATCATATGAAAATGGTATTAACTATTTAAGACAACAATTAAAAACTGCAATAGATGCTCCGGAGAAAATGAGGACATTACTCACTAAAAATTTTAATCGGTGGGTAGATATGAAGGAAAATGGCTACATGAATATGACTAAATGGAATGCTAATGAAGAAATATTCACATTAGATAAGTTTAGAGGTATGGATTGTATATTAGGTATGGACTTATCTACTAAGCTTGACTTAACATCTATTGTTTTTGAGTTTTATATTGATGGAATTTATTACACTTATCAACATTCATTCCTTCCAGAAGAGGAGTATAACAAGAGGGTTAGAGAAAATAAGTATAATTTTGCATTATGGAAGGAACAAAGATATCTAACTGTTATTCCAGGTGCAACAATAGATTATAATTACATCTCTGATTATATTCATGAAATTGAAAAAGAGTATGGAATAAATATATTAGAGATTTGTTATGATCCAGCACATGCACACCAATTTGTTTTAGACTTAGAGTTTGAAGGTTACACAACTGTAGAAGTAAGACAAGGGGCATTTACATTAAATGAACCGACTGAGGACTTTAGAAAGCAAGTTTATGACAATGTAATGAAACATACTAATGATGGTTTATATAATTGGGCAATGGGTAATGCAGTATGTGCCAATATAAACAGAAAACAATCTTATACAATGTTAGATAAAGCTAAGTCTTTTGAAAAGATTGACCCAGCAGCTGCTACAATAAATGCACACTATAGAGCAACTAAAATACTTGCAGTTGGTAGTACAGATATATTCTATTCTCCGGATATTTAAAAATGCTTAGAAGGGAGGTGAAAGTGTGGGAATACTCAATTCAATAAAGAATTTTTTTAAAACTCCTTTTAAGACTGTAATAAAAAGAGATTTTAGTAGATTTTCTTTTTTTAACAAAGATTTAGCAACCAATGAAACTATATTTAGTGCAGTTAGTATGTTGAGTAATGCAATAGCGAGTGCACCTTTGAGTGTTAACCAGGACTATGTAAAATTAAAACCTAGAGAACATGAACTTGCTAGGTTATTTGAATATGGACCAAATCCAAGAATGTCTACTTTTAATTTTGTAAAAACTATGGAAGTAAACAGACTTACAGAAGGAGCTGCTTATGCAATCAAAGAGTATGGTCGTGGTGGAGAAATAATTGCTATATGGGTGTTAAATGGTGATTATATTGAGCCAATTATCGAAAGAGATAGTAATGAACTTTACTATCAGATAAGAAATGGTGGAGAGCCTAAATATGTTCACAATTCGCATATAATAGCAGTTGATTATTTAACTACAGATGGCTATACACCTATAAGTCCATTAGATGTATTAAGAAATACAATAGACTATGACAGAGAAATTAAAGAATTTAGCTTAAATCAGATGCAAAATGGCTTAAAAGCTAACATAGTTGTTAAACTACAAAGCAAATTAGATGAAGAAGGATTAAGAACATATAATGATATGCTTAGTAAGTTCCAAAAGAACGGTATCTTGTATGTTGACAGTGGAAAGGATTTTCAAGAGCTTAAAAATACTTCTTTTATCGACCCTAATGTAGCAGCAGTTGAACAAATAACCGTTGAAAGAGTTGAAAGAGTATATAATATGCCTGGTAAATTAACTGGTAAGGCTACAAATGTAGAGGATTTATTGTATTTAAAGGATACAATATTACCTACTGCAAGGATGTATGAGCAGGAGTTTACTAGAAAGTGTTTAAGTGAACCAGATAGAGATGAAGGAATAAAAGCTAAACTATCTCTTAATGGATTTGCAAGAGCAGATATGAAAACTAGAGGAGATTTTTACTTCAAGGGTATAAGGTCAAGTTGGTTTTGTGCTGATGATATAAGAGCTTTGGAAGATATGCCTCCGATACCAGGAGGAGATGTATACTACGTATCCAGGGACTTAGTTCCTATAGATAAGATAGAAAAAATATTAAATAATAGGGGGTAATGGTATTGAAGTCTAAAAATACAATAACACAAGAACAGGTTAATGAGATTTTTGCAAAAGCTAATAAAAAAGTTGAAACTGTTTTTGGAAAATGTACAGTAGTGTCATGTCAATTAGAAAATGGTTTTATTATTACTGAGAGCTCTGCTTGTGTGGATGTAGAAAATTATGATTATTATATAGGTGCAAAAATATGTGAAGATAGGATTAAAAATAAAATATGGGAACTTGAAGGATACAAACTTCAATGTGAACTGAAAAACATGTAAAGTCTTAGGAATAAGGCTTTTTATTATGTTTAAAATCATTGAAGGGGGGTGAAAGATATGGCAAAACAAAAATTTTGGGAGTTTAAAGCAAAAGCCAATTCAAAAGATGAAGCAGACTTATATTTATACATGCAGATTGCTTCATGGGGAGGTGGTTATTCAGCACATTCAGCTAAAAGTTTTAAATCTGAGCTTGATGCATTAGGTAATATAAAGGTTTTAAATGTTTATATGAATTGCCCTGGTGGTGATGTATTTGAAGGAAACAGTATATTTAATATGCTTCAAAGAAAGGCAAAATCTATAAATGTTAATATGTTTGTAGATGGAATGGCAGCAAGTATAGGAAGTATTATTCTTATGGCCGGTTCTCATATTAGTATGGCTAGTAATAGTATGTTAATGCTTCATAAAGCTAGTTCTTATGTTTATGGTAACAGTGATGAACTAAAAGAATGTATAAAGCTTTTAGATAAAATTGATGAAAACATTAAACAAGTCTATTTATCTAGAGCAAATGGGAAATTAGACAAGGAAACACTTGACCAATGGTTAGATAGTGGAGATACTTGGTTAACTGCACAAGAGGCTTACGACTATGGCTTATGTGATGAAATAACAGGAGCAAAACAATTAAGTGCTAAATATGATCCTAATATATTAAACAACTATAAAAATGTACCTGAGGACTTGAAAAAGTCTTTTTTTAATGCAGAAAATCAAGAAAATAACTATAAAACAGAAGAAAAACCAGTAATGGATGAAGCAACAAAAGCTATGATAGCAAGGATTAATGCTAAAAAACAAGATTGGAATTTATAAAAAAATAAAGAAAGAAGGAATGTTAAGTGAAAAAGAACAGATATCAATTACAACAAATGTTAGATGGAGTTAGACACTCATTGGGAGAAGCAACAGATAAATTAACTGCTATGTATGGAGATACTACTTCTAAAATAGAAGATAGAGAAAAGCAGGCTACAGTAGTTAAGGATTTAGAAGAAAGAGAAAAAGGTATAAATGACCAACTAAAGGCTTTGGATGATGAAGCGGCAGCTAAACTGGCAGCTCAAAGTAAAGTAAATCCAGTGGCTGATACAGAAAAAGATAAAGTTATAAATGCTAAGGCACAGTTAATTAAAAATGTTATGGCTGGAAAACCAGTTGATCAAACAATTTTAAATGTATTAGGTGATGGTTCATCTTTAGGAAATGGAGATAAAGTACTACCTAAAACAATGACTAATGATTTATTGTATGAACCAATGGCTAAAAACCCATTAAGAAAAATATCTACTTTTACAAATATCACAAATCTAGAAGTACCAAAGATAGCATTTTCTCTTGATGATGATGACTTCTTAACTAGTGATACTGAAACTGCAAAAGAATTAAAAGCATCTACTGACACTATAGTGTTCACAAGAAATAAATTCAAGGTATTCTGCGACATAACAGAAACAGTTCTAAATGGTACAAGTACTAATTTAGTTCAAGTTGTTAACGCTGGACTTGAAAGTGGTCTTGCTAAGAAAGAAAAAAAGGTTGCATTTGCATCTACAGCTCCAACTGAAATGTCATTCTATTACAAGGATACAGTTAATCCTAATAACAATGGTTCATCCGACTATGTTATAAAGAAAGCTACAGGAACAACAATGTATGCTGCTATATTAGCGGCTTTAGCTGATTTAGAAGATGATTATGCTGAAAATGCAAGAGTAACAATGAGAAAATCAGACTACTTTAACATGATTACTACTTTAGCAAACGGAAATGCTTCATTATATGCAGCTCAACCAGAACAAATTATAGGAGCACCAGTTGAATTCTGTGATTTAGCAGTAATACCAGTAGTTGGTGATTTCAAATATTCTCACTTTAACTATGACTTAAACATGATTTATGATAGAGATAAAAACGTTAAAACAGGAATTGAAAGTTTTGTTTTAACTGCTTGGATAGATCATAAAATCAAAATGAGAAGTGCATTTAGATTAGCAGTGGTTACACCCTAGTGAGCCATCCGTAGTTTATACAATTAGCAGCTTAACTAGTATGACAGTAACAGAATTAAAGGGCATATGTGATGGATTAAGCATTACATATGCTACTAATGATGTTAAGGACAAGTTAATAGCTTTAATAGCAAAAAATAAGGGAATAAGCTATGTAGAAAGTGATTTAACAAGTAAAACTTTAGCTAATTTACAGGCTATATGTGATGGCTTAGAAATAACTTATACTCCAGAGAACACAGAAGATGAATTAAAAGCTAAGATTTTAGCATAGAAGGGGTGGTCATATGATTACCCTTTTGCAAATTAAAGAATGGTTAAGAATAGATCATGACGAAGAAGATAGTTTAATACAAAGTTTAATAGATGGTAGCACTGCGATTATTCAAAGTGCTACTGGCATTAAAAAAGAATATATAGAGTCTACTACAGATGAACGCCTAAAAAATCTCTATCTAATGGTTCAAAGAATACTTATTACAGACCTTTACAATGAAAGAGATACTGAAAATAAAGCATTAATAAGCTATTATATACAGTTAGAAGTGGCATATAAGGGGGTCTTAAATAGTGAAACTCAACAAATTTGATATAAAACCTCATGAGTTTAAGCATCCAATTGAAATTCAGAGACTCACACCAGGAGTTGATGAAGATAATATTCCTACTGATGGAGATTGGAATACTCTTTTTAAAACTCGTGCAAAGGTGCTGAACGTAAGAGGTAATGAATACTTTGAAGCACAAGAAGTTGGATCGAAGATAGAGAAAACATTTTATATTAGAACTAGAAGAAGTAATCCAGTGACTAATTTAGATAGAGTTATATATAAAGGTGTTACTTATGACATTGAATATGCAAACGACATTGAAGAGGCTGGAATTATAACAGAAATTAAGGTTAAGTTGGTGAAATAATGAGTTTAGAGATTAAGGGAATAAATTCATTAATGAATAAGCTTAATAAATTATCTAATATAAATACTAAAAAGGCAGTTGAAGAAGTAGCTGACACTGTAGAATTTGAAATAAGGGTAAGTGCGAGTTCGTTTTCCGATACAGAGGCAAAGTATATTGCTAAGTGTGAAGCAAGAGAAGGTGAAAGATCATACTTTGTTGATATTGGATTAAAGAATGATAATGCATCTTTCGAATTATGGAAAGGCTTATGGTACCAAAATTGGGGTTATTTTAACTATGGTTGGAATTTTAAAGGTCAATATTATATTAAACCTCACCAACTTTGGTTCAATGAAGCAGTTAATAGAATTGAAGGGCCCACATTACAGAAGATGAAAAGTAATCTTAGAAAAGAAATAAAAAAGGCTATGGAGTAGGAGGGTGAGTATGAATAAACTAATTAAACAAGCACTAGATAGCATAGGCATAAATAGCTTTTATATAACTAAAGAAAGTTATGAGGGTGAATGTGTTGTTTATAATTATATCTCAAAACCCTCTTACTATGCTGATAATAAGTTGAAAGGTACTGAGTATACAATATTACTTAATGTTTATTCTAAATCTAAAATAGAAGAAACAAAATCTAAAGTAATAAATGTTTTAAATGCCTATGGGATAAGAGGTGGAGTAGCACAGAAGACTATGAAAGAAGAAGATGGTCTATTTAATACTCCAATCCAATTTAATAGATTTATGAGAAATTAAGAGTCTTAGGAAACTAAGGCTTTTTATTATGCAAAAATAAGGAGGAATGTATAAATGACTAGAAAAAGAACAGGGTGTAGAAATTGCATGGTAGCAGAGCAAATAAATACTGAAGGTGTAATAACATTTGGAACTCCAGAACCAATAAAAGACTTGGAGGAATTCTCTTATAGTTACACTTATGCAGAAGGTTCAAATTATGCTGATAATAGGCAGAATATATATAAGAAAAAGCCCACTGGAGTAAATACTTCTTTGACTTTCTCAGACTTATTGCTTGCCATGGAAGCCAAACTAATGGGAAAAAAATATAGTAAAGGTGGAGCTAGTACAAATATAAATGACCAAGCAAAACCAGTAGCATTATTATTTCAAGAAACCTTTGATGATGGTTCTTATATAAATAATGTTATTTATAATGTAAAGCTATCTAAGGATGAAAACTCCGGAAAGACAGAAGGAGAAAATATAGAATTTACTCCTACAACATTAGTTGGTAGAGGGTTACCACTTACGAACCCAGGAGGTAAAGGTGATGGAGATATAGACTTTAAAATGGATTCTGCAGATTCTACTATAGATAAAACCAAATTAGATGCTTTCTTTACAAGTGTTCAATTCTATGAAGAAATAATTTAGTTTAAGGGACTAGTTAACTCTAGTCCTTTTTCTTTTAAAAGGAAGTGATGAAAATGGAATTAGTCAAGAAAATAAAAGAAATTAATATCGAAGGTGAAGAATTTATAATGACCTTTGATATGAAGTCTATTGCAACATATAAAGAGATAACAGGAACTAGTTTTAATAGGGGTGCTACTAAGCTGTTCCAGTTTGATGATGAAGCTGTAATATATTTTATTGCTAGTACATTGCGAAGAAAAGAAACTCCGGATATACCTTTAGGAAATGAGGTTGTACAAGGTGACTTAATATACTCTTTATTAAATCACACAATGAATGTTATAGAACTAGTAGCTGAATCATTACCAGAAAACAAAAACTCAAAAAAAAAAGAGAAACAGATGAAGATGTAGACCTTGATTGGATGTTTTATGCCTACACTACAATTTTAGGTAAGAATGAGGATGAATTTTGGGGAGCAACTCCAAGAAGAATTTTTAAGCAAATAGATATTCATAAGGAAGTTAATAAAAATAAAAAGTCTAAAAATGGAGTTAATGAAGTCGCTGGAGAAGTAACTAGATTAAAAGTATTAGACTAGGAAGGAGGTTTACATGGGAGAACAACTACTCGTTACCATAGGAGCTAAAGATAGTGCTAGTACAGTTATTAAAAAGGTTAATAGTGAATTAAAGTATTTAGATAAAGAGTACAATTTAGCAAAGAAAAGTTCTAAGGAATTTGAAAATTCCCAAGATGGATTAAAAACTAAATTAGACTATCTAGGCAATAAATACGAAGTAAATAAAACTAAGCTACAAGCATATAAAAATCAACTAGATAAAGCAAAAGAAAGTGTTGCTAAGAAAGAAGAAGAGCTTGAAAAACTTAAAAATGCTGAGGGTGATAATGCTGTAGCTATAGAAAAAGCTGAAAAGCAACTAGAAAAGTACAAGGATCAACTAGATAAGGCAAATAAAAATATTAATCTTACAGAAAAAGAAATGAGTAATTTAACACAAGAGATTGATAGTACTAGTGAATCTTTAGAAAATTTCCAAGTTGAACAATTTAAAGCCAGGATGAAAGATGTATCTAAAAATGTTGAGAAAACTGGACAGAGTATTAAAAAGGTTGGTGAAGGGGTTTCTAATGTTGGTAGTGGATTAATGAAAGCATCTGCTCCTTTCGTTGCATTTAGCGGATTAGCGGTAAAAAGTGCGATTGATTTTGAAAGTGCATTTACGGGAGTAATTAAAACTGTAGATGCAACAGATGAAGAATTATCACTTTTAAGAAGAGGTATCTTAGAAATGTCTAAAGAAATGCCTCAATCTGCAAGTGCTATAGCTGAAGTTGCTGAAAGTGCTGGACAACTGGGTATACAAACTCCTAATATATTAGACTTTACAAAGACCATGGTAATGTTAGGAGATGCAACTAATTTATCTGCTAGTGAAGGAGCTAGTGAATTAGCTAAGTTTGCAAATATCGTAGGTATGAGTCAAGATAAGTTTAGCAATTTAGGTAGTGTCATAGTTTCTCTTGGTAATAATCTTGCAACTACTGAAGCAGATATAGTTTCTATGGGTATGCGACTTGCAGGAGCAGGAAAACAAGTTGGGTTAACTGAAGCTCAAATAATGGCTTTTAGTGGTGCATTAAGTTCTGTAGGTATTGAAGCTGAAGCAGGTGGAAGTGCATTTAGTAAAGTAATGGTAGCAATGCAATTAGCAGTCGAAACAGGAAATGAAAGTCTAAAAGATTTTGCTAGTGTAAGTGGTATGAGTGCTGAACAATTCCAAAAGGCATGGAAAGATGATGCTAGTGGAGCTATTATATCTTTTGTAAAAGGATTAGGTAATGCAGAAAAACAAGGGTCTAGTGCTATAAAAGTATTAGACGAGATGGGAATAACAGAAACAAGGTTAAGAGATGCGTTATTGAGAGCCAGTGGGGCAAGTGATGTATTTACTAATGCTTTAAGTATTGGAAATAAGGCTTGGACTGAGAATAAGGCTTTAAGCAAAGAAGCACAAACTAGATATGCTACAACGGCAAGTAAAATAGCCATGCTAAAAAATAGATTTATGGAATTGGGAATAGAATTGGGTGAACAACTATTACCACATGTTTCTGACTTAATGGATGGGTTAGAAAAACTTATTGATTGGTTTGGTGGTTTAGATAGTGAAACACAGAAGGCAATTCTAACAACCGGATTAATGACATTTGCCACTGGTGGTTTATTAAAAGTAGTTGGAGGAGCAACACAAGGTGTAGGCTCTTTAGTTAGTGTAACTGGAAAAGCTATTGGTAAGTTTGGTGAGTTCGCAGCTAAAGCAAGGACAATGGAAACTGTAAGTAGTGCTGCTAGTGTTGGTGGCATAGGACAGCTAGGAACTGCAATTACAGGAGTAGGAACAGCCACAACAGGAGCAACAGGAGGAGTATCTATTTTAAGTACTGGATTAAGTGCATTAGGAGGTATAGCATTACCACTTGCAGCTACAGTGGCAGCACTAGGTGGTGCATTTTACGCCGCACATGAATATAACGATTTAATGAATTCTAGTGTTCTTAAATCTACAGATGAAATGTCGGCTATGGAGATAATATTAGGTAGATTGACAGGCGCAACATTACACTCTAAAGAAGAAATGGAGAGAATGGGATATGTTTATGAAGAGTGGAATAGTGATGTAAGTCCAGAAACACAAGAATGTCTTGACAGTATAGCAGAAAAATCTAGGAATCTACAGTTAGCAATAGATAGTGTTAATTTTGATGGCGTAATAACAAAAGAGGATATCAATATAGTTAAGACTAAAACAGACGAATGGTGTAATAGCATAATAGAAGTTATTGATAACAATAAATCTGAAATTAATAGCTCTATAGAAGGGTTATTTGGTGCTGATGGAATTGTGACAGAGCAAGAGCAAAAGGTATTAGATATATTAAATAATTCTAATGATGAAAAGAAAAAAATAGTTGAAGAGTCAGCTGCTAAAATTAAAGAAATAAACGAAAGAGCATCCAAAGGAAATAGGGAAATAAGTAGAGCAGAACAGGCTGTAATTAAAGGTGAAATCATAAAAGCAAATAAAGCAGTATTAGACAGTATGAATATATCAAGTGAGGAGAAATTAGCAGCCCAAAACCTTTTCTTTGAAAAATCCAATGCACATAGTGCGAAATCATTATCTGAATCTATCCTACAAGAAAAGACTGCTAGAGATGAACAAATAGCTATAATTAAAGAAAAATATGATGCTGGTATACAAGCCCTTAAATCTAAAATACCAGAACTTGAAGGATTGGCGAAAGAACAAGCCGAAGCTGAACTTCAAAATCAGATTGAACAACGTGACATGCTTATACAGAATGAAAATGAGAAATGGAATGGCATAATAGGAGCTTGTGAAGAAAGATATCCTCAGTACATGGATAAAATCAATAAATATACTGGTGAAGAAATGAGTTTTTGGGACCAAAGAAAGAATGAAAGATTTCAGAAAGAAATTGCTAAATATGATGAAATCAATAGAATTACAGAGGATGGAACGTATAAACTTCTAAATACTGAAACAAAAACATGGGATAACATAGTAGTTAAAACAGATGAAGCCACAGGAGAAATAATTGCACTTAATAAACTAAATGTTTCTGAACGTGGTATAGGGAGAGATAGTGTAGTAGGCTACAGTAAAGATATATGTAACCAACTAGATGCAGAAGTACAAAACAATATAAAAAATAGAAGTATAATGACAAGTATTATGAATGGTTATACAAAAGCTACTGTGGATGCAAATGGGAATATAGTAGGAAGCAATGGAAAGGTTATAGCATCTTTAGATAGAATGACTACTGCCACAGATAAAACAAAAGAAGGTTTTATTGATATAAATGGTACTCCTGTTAAAATAAAAACTAATGCAGATGGAACTATTAAAAATTTAAAGGAAATAAAAACTGCTATAGACAATATTCCATTAAATAAAAATGTTACATTGACTATAAAAGAGCAGAGGTGGAATGCTAGTGCAAGTGATGGTATAGATAGATTTTATGCTGATGGAACTAATTATGCACAGCCTGGTGTTGCCTTTGTAGCAGAAGAAGGACAAGAGCTTATTGAGAAGAATGGCACATTTTATTTAACTGGTGATGATGGCCCTCAACTTTTTAATTTTAGTGGTGGTGAGAAAGTTTATACTGCAGCACAGACTAGGGATATTTTAACCAGTGGAAGTTATTACAATGCTGATAGTTTAGCTAGTAGAGAATTAATAAATAGCACTACTAACAACTATAATAATAATTATAATACTAGCAATTCTAGTGGTGGAAATATTGACTATAATGCAATAGCACAGAGCATTGCACAAGCGGTTACACAAAGTTTAAGTAGTTTAAGCGTTAATGTTAGCAATTATTTAGATGGAACAAGCATTGCAGCTAAAACACAGAAAATTATTAGTAAAAATCAAATTGGTAGAAATTATAGTAAGGGGGTTAAATAATGGGATATTTTTTAGTTTACAACGAAATGAGTTCTGATGATTTAGGGTTTGACATAATAGAAAGACCTATTATTCCCTCACCTGTAAAAAGAGTACAGGAGATACACGCACCAGAGAGGAATGGTACACTATACAAGGAGCTAGGGTATGAGAGTATACCAATATCTATTGACTGTAATTTCTACACTGCGGACAACATAAAGGATAGCTATAGAAAAATTAAAAAGTGGGTTAACTCTTCTATAGATAATAAACTTAGATTTTCTGATGATTTAAACTATTTTTATAAAGTTGAAAAAGCTGATATAAGTGGATTTACCACAGAATTAATTGAGTTTGGGAAGTTTACTATTAATTTTACTCTAGATCCATTTATGTATCGTGAAGATGGCCTGGATAAAATACTAATATCCACAATATTATATAATCAATTTGAAGAGTGCCAACCTATATATTATATCCAGGGTGAGGGAGTATTAACTTTGGTTGTAAATGGCATTACCATAAAAGCAAATGTGGGACAAAATCTAATTATCAATACAGAAAAAGGTTTATGTTATCGCACTGATGGAACTATGAATAATACCGCACTTACAGGTAAATATAAAGACCTTTTAATAAAAGAGGGCATAAATACATTTAGTTGGACAAGCGGCTTTACGGTTGAGATTGTACCGAATTGGAGGGAATTATAAATGGTGGAGATATACAACCATAGCAATACTAATTATACCTCTAATGGTGATATTACATTAATAGCAAGTACAGTAAAAGGTAAGGTGGAACTGAACGGAGTATGTGAAATAACCATTGAACATTTTTATGATAATGAAGGTAGATGGAAATATATAATAGAGGATAATGTGATTTCTTGTCCTACTCCATGGAGTGATAAACAACTATTTAGGATATATAACAAGGTTAAAACTATAACAGGTGTTGTTGCTTATGCTAGACACATTTTCTTTGATCTTGCAGATACAACGTTAATTGATGTAAGACCTACTGATAAAGATGGACAACAGGCTTTAGATATTATATTAGAAAATACTCCATTTACGGGAAATAGTAACATTGATACTATTTCCACTGCTTATTACATTAGAAAAAACATTGTTGAAGCCTTGGCTAGTGATGATGAAAATTCTTTTGTTAAGAGATGGGGCGGTGAAAGATACCTCGATAATTACAACCTTACTATTAATACTTCAATCGGCGAAGATAGAGGAGTTAGAGTTGAATTTGGTTATAACCTAGCAGAAATCGAAGAAGATGTGAGCCTTGACGAAGTTGTAACTAGAATAATTCCAACAGGCTATGATGGCATAATACTTGATGGATCTAAACCATGGGTTGATAGTCCTAATATCAACAAATACGCAAATATCAAGCAAAAGGTTATAAATTTTAGCGATGTAAAAGTAAAAGAAAATGTAGAAGATGAAGAAGGGTTTGAAACATTAGCACTTGCACAAGCAGAATTAATTGCAAGATGTAATTTACTATTTGAGGGTGGCATAGATACACCACTAATCAATTACAACGTTGATATGATTAATCTTGCCGACACAACCGCCTATAAGAATTATCAAATGTTAGAATATGTAGGGTTAGGTGATACTGTAACTTGCAAGCATGGAGATTTAGACATTGATATAAAAGCCAGATGTATTAGTTATGAATGGGAAGTAGTAGGAGAAAAAACCAAGTATACAAATATCGAACTAGGCAACTTCAAAGAAAATTATTTTGATAAGCAAAGCGATATTACACGCAGAGTTGACAATATAATGAATACAGATGGCACTGTAAAGGCTAACGAAATTACAGGGTTTATAGATAGTGCAAAAGCGAGATTAAGGGCGCAAAAGGCAATCGGACAAGTACAAGATGTAAGAGCGTTTATTTGGGAAGATTTAGATAAAGCATCTCCTACTTATGGTTGCATGATTGGCGGTAGTGCTGGAATACAGATAAGTCAACAAAAAACTCCTGATGGCTTAGACTGGGATTTTACAAGTGCATTTACTGCCGAAGGTTTAATTGCAGATAAAATTGTTGGTAATATATTTTCATCTAAAAACGGCCTAACATGGATTAAGATGAAAGATGGAACATTCAATCTTGCAGATAAAATAACTTATGATGGTATTGAACTTAACTTTGCACCTGACGTTGTATTGAGTTGGAATCAAGTAACAGACCAACCATTTATACCGAATGGTAGTAAAATAGATGATTTAGGTAATTATACAGGTGCTATTGATTATACTACCCAAGTTAACGGGAAACCTACAATTATAACCGCTGATGATGTGAAAAACACAATCATAACAAAAGATTGGATAGCTACTCTAGGGTTATTAGTTGGGAAAGAAATTAGAATGGGTTCGGGAGCAGTGATAGATTGGAACAGTGTTTCACCCCCTACAGCAGGTCAAGTAGGAGCAAAACCATCTAGTTATGTACCTGCTTATAGTGAAATAAGTGGAACTAAACCACCAACAAATGCAGATAATACGGCTAGTGTGGTTGGTAGTAAGCTAACCAAGATAACTTCTACTGGTATATACACAGGTGAGGTTAAAGCTAGTCAAATAGCCGCTCACACAATATCTATAGAACATCTTACATCGGCTACTAAAGACCCAATTATAAAGTTATTCGGTGGATGTAGCATAGATGCAACTGCAAGTATGGAACAGGGGATAGGAAGTGCAGTAAGACTTAAATGGGATGCAAATAACTATATCTATATATCTACAAATAATATAACACTATATCAATCCGGAAGCGGTCAATATGTGTTTAATACTGCTGGATTTTACTTATATAATAGGAATATAGTCATAGACTCAGGATTTCTTATAATCGGTGGTAAGATAAATAGAGGTTGGGGGTTCTCAAGTGGAAACAAATATTGGTTTGGCATAAGTGCTGACGATACGTATGTAAGAATGTACAATGATGATGTTACCGTGGCTGATGGAGTATCTTATCTAGGTTCACCGTCCGGAAGATTCATAAAGCTTTATTCTACACAAGCAGTAGATGTAAGCTCAGATTTCCGCAAGAAAGATAATATAATGCCTTACGATACTCAACTTGAAATGTTCTATGATTTGTTAAGACCAATTAGTTATACTTTAAAACAAGGACATAGTGGACGTAGACACTTAGGATTCATAGCTCAAGAAGTTGAGGAGGCCATGAATGAAGTTGGAATGGAATATAAGGATTTATCATTTTTACAGAAAGCTCCAATAGATATTAATGGCAATGAAATTGACCCTACTACAATAGAGAACTATGAAACAGATGAAAGAATAGCAGATTATGATTACTCATTAGCTTATACGGAGTTAATTGCACTAAATACACATATGATACAAAAACTTAGAGAAGAAAACCAACAATTAAAAAATGAAATAATTGAAATAAAAAAAGTGCTAGGACTATAAAAGGATGTGATTAAATGAAGAGGACTATCAAAGGTAAGGTTAATCTAGGTAAAGCGACATTTACACCGATGGCAAATGTTAAGCAACTGGATGATATTATACTAGAATTAGATATATACAGTAATAGTGTACCTTTAGATATTACAGAGCAAACTATTAGCCTGTATGCTAAACGGAGCAATAAAACAACTGTAGAGCAATTAGATAATATAACTAAAGATACTACACGA